CCTAGGAGTCTGTCTACTACTTATAACGTATTTTTTAGTGTATTTTTTAAAGCTTTTTTCTACTTTCTTCTTCTGAGTCTCCCTCATCTTTTGTAATTTTTTAACTTCTTTGTCGCCTTGCATTATAATATAATATGTATTTTTTTTACATGCCACATTCATAAAAAATATGTGAGGGTCCCATTCATCACTTCCACAGGCACGGGACTCCGTATCACCTCGTCAAATTTCATTCACTGGGAAATTAACTCAAGAATAACTCAAAGAAACGGAATATCGTCAGATCAGGAAACGTAACCTGTGCTGCGGCCCACGTGTGCACCTGAACAATGATTCCGGATCGCGGTGAAATAGCCGGACCCCCATCAAATTTTGCCCAATTTTGGGGGAATTACTGCCAGGTCAAGAAGATCAGGAGCCTGTTTAACTGGCAGTTCGAGTGTCTCGACCAGAGGGGTGTTCTGGACCATTCGCGGAACCTGGTCTACAGCGCGCCGACCAGTGGCGGAAAGAGTCTTGTAGCCGACCACCTCCTGGCGAAACGCCTGCTGGCAGGGGACTGTGAGATTGCGCTCATGGTCCTTCCTTTCGTATCACTCTGCAGAGAGCGACTGGTGGAACTGACCGAGCTTTTCGAGCCGGTGGGCGTCCAGGTCCGGGGCTTCTTCGGGGGTCGACCGGGGTTTCTCCCGCCAAAATTTGGGCGGGGAGGGCTGATCATAGCCACCCCGGAGAGAGCCAATGAGATATGCAACAAGCTCATCGCGGACGGTCGCATGTCTGAACTCGTGTCCGTCGTGGTGGACGAATTACACCTGGTACAGGACAAGAACCGGGGGAGCGTGGTGGAGCGCATGCTGACTAAGCTGATGCACGCCGCCGCGGTGACCCCACGAGAACCACCCGTTCTCCCGATGCAAGTGATCGCCATGAGCGCGACGCTCCCCCGGGACAGGGGCCTCGATGCTTTGGCGCGCTGGCTCGGGGATGCTGCACTGTACGTGACCGACCACCGCCCGGTCAAATTGGACGTGAAAATCGTGTGCCTGGACGTTCCAAAGAGTCCCCCGGTCACGATGTATCGTGTGCAGCGCGACGACGTGTTCGATGAGGGTCCCCCCGCACCCCCCCGGTCCGCCCCGGCGCGCCCCCCCGGGCCCCAGAAAACCCGAGACGCACTCGCTGACGTTCCGACGTCGGCTCCCGCTCCGAAAGGGGTGGACACCATGTCGTGGACCGTGAAGTGGCTCGTGGGGCAGGCGGGGGATGGCGGCGTCATGATATTTTGTTGCCCCGGGAGGAAAGAGGGGTGTGAGAACCTCGCGGCGACCCTCTCGGCCTCGGGGAAAAATACCGAGGATACCAAGGCGCTCGCGGCGAACCTTCCCCCGGGTAAACTCGCGGATTGCGTCGCGAAGGGGGTGGCGTGGCACCACGCGGACCTCCCCCCCGACGAGAAGATCATCGTGGAACGCGGCTTTCGCGAAAACATCATCCGGGTGGTGTGCTGCACGCAGACCATGGCCACCGGTGTCAACCTCCCCGCCTCGAGGGTTATTGTGTACCCGGGCCGAGCGGGGGGTAAGGGATTCTCACTTCTTTCGTCCAGAGATTTGCAGCAGATGGTCGGCCGCGCGGGGCGCACGGGGTTATCCAATCGCGCGGAGGCGTTCGTCATCACCCCCCGCCCGAACGAGGTCAGAGACGATGGCTTATGGAACCCCCTGGCTATCGGAGAGGAGCTCGGGAGAAGAATTCTCTCGGGGGGTGAACAGCTGGACTCGAACATCGCGGGGGAGGGCATGCGACCCGTGATGCTCGAAGGCGTGGCGTGTGGATTGGTGCGCACACCCGACGACGTGCGGACCTACTGCAACAGAACCCTACTCGCCGCGCTGGACGGGGGTGCCGAAAAGGACGCGGCGGACGCGCTCGGGTGGTTGGAAAAATACGGGTTCCTGGAGTGGAAGGACGACGCGTGGGAGGCCACCGACATCGGACGCGCCGCTTCCGCCGCGCACCTCAAGCCGGAGACGATTGGTATCGTCGTGGAGGACATCAAACGCGCGAGACAGAGGCTGATACTGGACAGCGATCTGCACCTCCTTTACCTCTGCATCAATCTGCACGACGCGGACCACTTCAACGCCAAGGAGTTCATGGATATCTATTCACACCTCGGGGCCCGCGAAATGTCCGTCGCCGACGCCGTGGGTATTGAAGAGTCGTACGTCGAGGGCAGGTTGAGGCGCCACAAAATGGACGTGACGCAGCGACACGTGGAACAGCGGCGCGCGTGCCACCGCCTACTCCACGCGCTCAAGCTCAGGGATCTCATCTCAGAGATCCCAGTGGAGGTCCCAACGGCGGTGAAGGACCGAGCCGAGATGTACGCCGGCCAGGTCGCGGCGGTGTGCGGGGGCATGGGGTGGGGCGACATGGAGGGGCTCCTCATCCGCTTGCGAGACAGGATCAACGCCGGCACCAAGGAAGAAATAATGGCCCTCATGGCCATCCCACAGATCGGCGCGTCTCGCGCGAGGAAGCTGTTTAATCGCGGGTTAAAAACCCCTGCTGAAATCGCCAAAAAAACCCGAGAAGATCTTTGTGCGATCCTGGGGGGGACCCCCGCGTGGGTTGTTGGCGCCATTCTCGACGGTGCGAAGACACATTATCACCAGCAACGGGAGACTGAACGCGAAGAGAGTGAGGCGAAGCTCCGCGAACTGGGGACCGACCTCGGGGTGGTTACGACCGACCCCGGGGTGTTCAGGCGCAGAAACGATGATAATTTCCTCCCCGAGGCTGGTGACGCACCCGGAAAAGTCGATGACGTGGAGGCATTTTCGGCGATCCACCCGATTCATCATTTGGCGCGCAGGAATATAAATTTGGTGAGACGGGCCAAACCGGATGCCAAACTTTACCAGATTGGATTCCCAGAGGAGAAAGATTCACCCCCGAGGAAGCGAAAATCGGTTGACGTTTATAAAGGATGGAAACCGGAAAAAACTGCCAATCTGGCGATTAAAATGTATTAAAATTTGATGTAAAATGACAAAAAATAGACCCGGCTCTTCACTTCTGACCCGCACAAAACGCATGCATGATTTGCCCTTTTGAGACCCCCCCTCGGGGAACTTCGTCGTCAACAACGGCGGCTTTGCCGATGGCTCCTTTCAAACAACCACCGGGATACCCCAAACCGTCACCGGTGTTCATCGGCAGTAACCCCGCAGTAACTCCCCAGTCGTCTCACGCGGTGAAAACACCAGTCGACTCCCAAAAGGGTGGCGCGTGGTGGGTCGAATCTCCGATCTGCACTAAGCAACTTTACCACGCAAATTCTCCTATCGGATCCGTTCGAAAACAATTGTTTCCTACCACCGAGAAAAAGGAATTGAGTTTGGTAGAAATTATCGCTCAGGAAGCTCACGACGAATTGACCGAAAGTGTGGTCAAACACGCTTTGGGTGACAATTACTATTAGCTTAAACGTTTAACGCTTTTAATGACTAATGATTGAAGCCGAGGAAAGAGCGCTGATGCTCCTCTATAACATAGACAGCTACATCGCACCCCATCTCAACGGTGTATCATGCCCCGATCCCGCTCTCCAGTACTGTCTAGATCAGGCGAACTTCCACATCCGTCAGGCCCAGGAACTTCTGGAAGCAGTCGTGTTAAACCCGCAGACGCAGTACGATGATGGGCGAGAATTTTACCGAAATCTCGCTCGAGTTCTTCCTTTGATGGTCCTCGCTCAATCTTTCGGATCTCCACCGACCGATCAGGAAGAGGTGGAAAGTTCACCAGGAACGCCAACCTCAGTCCTGTCAAGTCAAGATATTTTTGAGCCTGACACTCCACCCCTTTCCCCAAGGTCTGGACAGCCTTGAGTTCCACGATGATTCTACCTCCAATTATTAGATCCGCTCGGAGGTCACCGACGATGTGACCGCGAAAGACCACGTGTATGTGCCGTTCACTTTCGTACGGGACTTTCTTCTCCCGAAGGTATACCTCCGCGGCGTTGTGATATACGCGCTCACTGTGGCCCGGGCCCAGTTCGGCGTATATCTCTTCGACCATCTTTTCGACGTCCACCATTTTTAGTTTTATTGGAGGTTTTTATCTTCTTAGGCTATGATAGCGGATGAACGCCCGAGCCTTTCTCAAAAAACACGTTCAGATCCCGCGCAAGCTGGTTAAAAATCTAAAAGAAGTCAGCGATCTGTCGTGTAAGAAAAGATGGGAATACGCGGGAAACATGCGACTCGACGGGTCAGACCTGACCTACGCGACCTCACGGGATCGGGGCAGAGTAAAACTCGAGGCGGTCAATGAGGTCTGGCCTTCACTCGTTTCGTTCCACACGCACCCGTGCGTCTCCATGCCGAACCGGAACCGGCGTGCGCACAAGGTGTTCGTCACCTTACCGAGCAAATCCGATTTTCGTGTGTTCATAGAGCATTACCCCAATATGCAGGTGAACATAATCTGTGACGCACACGGGTACTACGTGATAGATATGATCGATTCCGCCGAACAGGGTCGGCGTCCTTCCCCGGACGCCGTCGAAAGAACGATGACCAAATTTAGGGCGCGGCGCGAGGTGCGTAAATTAGCCTTCAGCGAAGAAAAGCTGGAATATTTTCATACCGAAATGGACACGTGGAAAGAACTCATCAACCAGGAATTGGGTCCTATTTTGCGGGACACGTTCGGGATGACCGCGCGATATTTCACCTACGACGAGGACCCGCCGATCGTTCGAATCGATCTCGATACCGCTTAAAGACGAAAAACGTTCGTGGTACAGTATGTCTTGTTACGACGTCGAACCCTGCAACTTCAAGTACCGCGTCTCTTCCCTCGTGAAGGTTGTCGACGGAGACACGATCGACGTGAACATTGACCTAGGGTTTGATGTCTCCACCCAGCAGAGAGTCCGACTCTTGGGTATCGACACCCCCGAGAGCCGCACGAGTGATAAGGAGGAGAAGAAGTTCGGCCTCCTATCGAAAAAGAAGCTCAAGGAATTTTGCATGAAGGCGGTCGCCTCCGAAAAGGACGATATCGAGATCGAGTTGCGATGCCCAGAGGCAGATTCGCGCGGGAAATTCGGACGCGTCCTCGCAGAGGTTTGGGTCTGCGAGGACGACGTTTGGACGAACGTCAACAAGTGGATGTGTGATAACTTCTACGCGGTTCCCTACGCGGCCCAAAACAAATCTGAGGTCGAGGCGCTTCACCTGGCGAACCGCGAGAAGGTCAAACACGAGCTTGCCTGATCCACACGTTCGAAATCCACTTTTCACCCGCCTTCACGGGTTTGCCCCCGTGAAGAGCGAGTTCCGTGTCTAACCCCATGTTATCGAGGGTGTTGAAAAAGAGCGCGTCGCCCGCTCGAAGCTTAAACGATCGACCGATATTCGGAAACTCGGTCTCTCCCCCTTCATACTCGTCGGTCAAGGCGAGTATGAAGGTGTACACTCTTTTATTTTTGACACCCTCGAGCACATCCTGGTGGGGTCTGTAGTGCCCGCCCTCGCCGTACCGAAGGACCTGTAACTGTTCGCAATGGTCGATCGTCTTACCGACGCGCGAGACGCACCGTTCCATCACGGACCGAACCACTGGATCGTCTTTCGGGAGCCACGCGGTTTGACTGAACCGCATCTCCTTATCGACCCTACCGTCAGTATCCACGAGCGAATCCGCGAGACGATCTTTCGCCTGTTTCATGATATGCGCACGCTCCTCGGGGGTGATGAAATCCCGGAGGACCGTGGGTGTGGGGTACCTGGGAACCAAGGCGCACAGGATCAAGACGAGCAGAACCCAGAGCGCCATCTACACTTTACCTATAAAATTATATTCTTCGGGAGTCTGCAACTGTACCGCTTACGAATATTGGCGAAGATCTCGTTACTGTAATCGACCACACCCTGTAACATGGTGAGGTACACCTCCTCATCCCCGCCGTCGTCTAGTAGGTATTGTCGTAAAATATCCCCGCCCGCGTGAATGATCATCTCGTATATGTGCGAAATGTCCCTGACGCGATCGGTAAACTTTTCCTGTCTCTGGAGAACTGATTTGAAATCTTCCTCGAGGATATCGTTGAGCATGTACCCTATGCGAAAGCTGAGGTTATCGGCTGGGCGCAGGTCCAGGAGGGTGTTGAGACGTTCGGTCTCGTAGACGACTATGGCGTATTGGAGGATCTTCGTGGACGCTCGCTTCTCCCGAAGTTCCCTGAACGAAGGAATCCCGCCGCACGGTATGTCGCCGTGCTCTCGACCGAGGTACATGCTTTTGCGCTTGTACTCCACGAAGTGCGGGTTATGGACCCTCCCCGTTTCAATCTCGCCCGTGCGCCAATCGAACGGGCAGTGGCACGCGGTACACCACATCTGCGCGCACCCGTCCGTCCGGTGGATCATCTGTCCGCATTTCGGGCAGGGTTTACTGTCCCTGCGTATGAGTTCCATCGTCTTGACGACGTCGGGGTTACACACGTGGCCGTCTTCCTTGACGTCGTTACACTTGTCGCAGTAATATTTGTTACACATGCCGCAGTACAGGTTTTCGGAGAGGAAACCCTTACACTCTTCCGTCGGGCACTTATGGACGAACTTCCTGGGTTCGACGACCGTCGAGTGGACACCCTGGCGTAAAGTCTCGAGAGTGTTGTAGATACTCTCCATGTGGCGGTAGATCATGACCAACTCGGGGTGGTCGCGGATATCCTGCCCGGTACGCAGGATTTCGGCGTGCAGTTGGACCAACCTCTGTTTGTGCGCTCTGAGCACGGCGTTGAGTTTCCTCATACCGAGGATCCGTTCCACCTGGGGTTGCGTCTCGGGCATGAGTAACTTTTCGCGTTCGAAGAGGACGTTCTCGCGGTGTCGCCTGTATTCGGTGTTGCGAAAGTGTTTGGTACAGAACGTATCCACGAACTCGCGGTCCCATACCGTGTTACAGTTCATGCAGTGCGGATCTTTCGCCGTGCCCAGCATGTACGTCTGACAGCAGCGCTTACACGCGACGAAATCGCAGTGCGAACACGGCACACTCTTCCGAGCCGATTTGCTAAAATTTTCGCAACACACCCCGCATACCTCGTCCATCTAAGGTAAAGAGCGGTCCAACCCTTTAACTTAGTTAGATTTTTATATTACAAAGTCTACCGTCGTCCTTGTTGTGACCTCGTCGCGGGTCGCTGCTGCTGTGTAGTAGATCTCGTCGCGGGTCTTCCCTGGGTACGCTGCTGCTGTGTAGTAGATCTCGTCGCGGGCCGCTGTGCAGCAGCAACCCTGGCCTTTTTTGCATCCTCCAGCTTCTTCTTGCGTTTTGCCTCCTCCACCTTTTTGGCCTTGTCCCTTTTCTGCACCTCCTTCTTAGCCGCGGCTTCCGCCGCCGTGTTTCTTTGTTTCGTCCCTCCCTTTTTCTTCAGTTTCGCCGCTGGTTTAAAGTTTTTAGGCGCGGACGCCGCCCGTTTCCGTGTCGAGATTGGTGTATTTTTTGTAGATGGTCGGCCACGGGGCGTATTATTATTATACCCTAATCTCTGTGGTTTTGTTCTTTTTCGCGCACCTCTTCGCGGTCCCGGTTCTACTACTGCCCCTGCCCCCCCTGGTGGCGCGGACTTGGCTCTGACTCTCTGTCGCGCAGCAGCCTTTTTCGTTTTATTCAACTTATTCTGTGCTTCTTTAGCCTTTCTCCCGTTTAATTTATACTGAGCGAGTGTCGCTGCCGCGTTTTTCTTAGCCTTGGCCTCTTTGGTGGCCTTGTTTAGGTTCAGCTCCGGAGCGGCGCCCCCCGCCAGCCTAGAACTTCGACGCTTCACGGGGGGTTCATTGTTAAAGGTTTCCTGAGGGTCATAGAAAACATTGGCGTTGTTTGCGGGGAGCCCTGCCACCTTGCGACTTTTACGCGGTGGCGGCTTCGCCGGTGGCGGCTTCGCCGGTTCACTGTTCTTTCTCAGGGCCATTTGTTTGTTGAACAATTTTTTTGCATTTGGTTCACTGAAGAGTTTTTCCCGGTTTTCCCGTTTCTGTTTATTCTCTGCCTCTTTGTTTTTTAAATCTTTCTTTAGCTGTTTTTCTCGATTTTTCAGGTTGTCGTTATATTTCATTATAGATCTATATTGCCCCGCCCTTTTCTTGGTGAGTTTCGAGGTAACCTTTTCTCTGAACTTCATTTTGTTTTCGAGTAATTTGTTGATGTTGTTGAGTTGGGTCATTTTCGTGGCTTGCCTGATCTCCTTTTCCCACTGTCTTCTGTACATTCCAAAGCGACCCGGGACTTGTTGCACGACCTTTTTAAGGAGCTCGTTCTTTCTAGTTGACAGGGGGCTAGCAGTGTTCGCCTCCGAGTTCGAGTTCGAGTTCGAGTTCGAGTTCGTGATTGGTATTTTCGTCCTCGGTATTTTCGCGGCAATTTTTTCTTTTATATCGTTTTTTACCTGGTCAACGAATGGTTCTGCATTTACATCACTCTCACGATTCACCATAACTTCTAAATTATTTACTGTTAATTTACTAATAACGGTTTTGAAGTTTTGATTGTTGAAATTGGATGGAGTTTTAGTTAAAACACCACCGTCCGTGGCTAAATTCGTTAATTCTTTCTTTTTTTTATCAAGCCGCGCCTTTCGCTGAGCTTCTTCCGCTTGCTTCCTGGCTTCACCCGATTCCAGCTTAAGCCCCTCCTTGCGGGCCATTTCATCCCTTTTTGCATCTCTCTGTTTCATCATCCTTTTTACGTTTACCTTTTTCCCCACTTTGAAAAGACCGGCCACTTGTTTCTGTTCCTTACCCCCTTGTCTTTCTTTATTAGCAGCCTGCTTCCTAGATTCCCGAACCCTGTTTGCACCCTGCGAACGCCCCAACTTCTTCCTCATTTCCAACTCTTTCGCCGCGAGCCTCGCGTTTGTACGCACCTTATCTTCTCGGACTTTCTGCAAGGCTTCCTTAAGTTTCGGTTTGTTGGGTTTCAGTCTATTTACCAATATCCCAAAATTTTTGTTTTCGTTCCCCTCGTTTATCATTTCGGGTCTGTCAGCCAGTCGTGTTATTCGACCCTTCCGATTGATCGAAACTATACCCCCAGTCTCCTTCCTGAGTTTCTTTAACGCAATGATATTTTTGATATTTCCCAAATTCTTGCGCCCATCGATGTTAGCTTTTAATTGTTCTTGTGCCGCCTTTAATTTATTTTCATTGAACCCTGGTTTCTTTCTGTTCTGTTGTACTGCCTGATTGATGGCTTTCCTGTTCGAATTGGACCTTGGGCGGGTCTTTTTGGGTTTTTCCCAGCCTCCGGCATTTCGTTTTGGTCCTGCTCCTGGTCTCGTGTTTCGCATTGAAGTGTTCACCCCAAACGAAACCTTTTTGGGCAGGGGTGGAATCTTGTTTTGTAATTGCAGGGGTGGAATAGATTTGATCTTGTTTTGTAATTTTTTTACAGCTTTCTGCGTATTGCCGTTGTTCGCTGCTGCCACGGTCGCGTAGAGGGGTGTAGTGTTCATTCTACCATCTATTTTTCCCTGTTTGTAAGCCCCCGCCCTAACATTTTCCCGGTTTTTCGCCCTCTTAAACGCACCCTGGACAATCATGGCAGCCTTTTGCTGTCTCAGTGCATTTGTTTTAACCTTTTCGAGGTTGGCTTTGATTTCCTCGATTTTGGCATTTGCTTCTACTTGAGCAGCTTTTCCACCCGCCTTTCTGGCTTCGTTCTTCGCGTTCTTCAGCTGCGCGCTCAACGCCTCCTGCTTTTCGGCGAGCTGCCTCTTTAGGTTCTCGTTCAACGCCTCCTTCTGCTGTTTCAGTGCATTTTGTTGATTCGCGTTCTTCCTCTTGGCCTCGTCTCGTGCGGTGTTTCTATTCATTACTGCGAATGAGAGCTTCCTATTTTTATTCTTCATGGTTATGGTTTGTCGTTCGACCTGCTCTTGTGCGAGCTTCAGTGCCGCCTGAGCCGCTTCTATATTTCTTCGAGCTGCGTTTTGAGCTTCTTTCGTAGCCGCGTTTTTTGCCGCCTGCGTCGCATTCGCCAGGTTTTGCTCCGCCTTTGCCTGAGCGACTCTGGCCTCCTCGTTCTTTGCAGCAAGCTGCCTATTCTTATTCGCGAGGGCTTGTTTATTGTTCGCCACCTCAACGGCTAATCTTCCAAGTTCCTCCTTGTTTTCTTCTCTCTGCTGTTGTAACGCCTTCTTCTCTTTCTCTATTCTTTCTGCGTTGGTCTTGGCCGCTTCGAGATTAGTCCGCAACGTATTTATCTCCTCCTTGGTCAGATTGGCTTTTTGCAGCTGATTTTGCAGGTTTTTCACCTTCGCATTTTGCTTGGTTTTTGCCCCTATCACCATTTTCAGTTTCGCGTTCGCATTTTTCAGTTCGTTTTCCTGCGCCATCATTTTTTCTGACACGTTCCTAAGGAGATTATTTTTGACCCGCAAGCTCGCATTGGTCACTCGCCGGTTCCGCTCGGCCTTCGTAAGGAGATTATTTTGCCTCAAGAGGATCTCTTCAATTTTCTCAATTTCCTCGTTCTTCTCGCCAATTACACTTTTCATTTCGTTCGACATTCTCGAGAGCTCCGCTTCCAGTTTCTTTCTCTCCACCGCGTTCGGTGCGTTGTTAATCTTCTTTTGGAGTTCGGCACGTTCCTTCAGGAATGCCGCCTTCCACTCCGCCTGTATCTTGTTGAACTTCTTCTTCGCCATCACCTTTTCGGCGCTGGATTTGAACTTATTCCGCATCAACTTTTTCTGCAGTTCGTTCCTCTCTTTCTGAAGCCTGTTCCTGTTCATCTTCAGTGCGTTGGCGTTGGCGCCACCGCCACCGGATCCTCCTCCGCCGCCACCGGATCCTCCTCCGCCACCACCGAATCCTCCTCCTCCACCGCCGCCGAAGATGAATTGTTGCATCGGCATGCTGCCTCCACCGGATCCTCCTCCACCGGTTCCGTTGTTTCGACGAATCTTGTAGTAACCCTTACCATTCGGACCGTTTTTAAACGTGTACCCGTTCCTCGGTCCGACGTTGTTACTTTGGACGAAATCGTTTTTCGACGATCGACGTTTATTCGGGTAATACCCGAGACCCTGATTACCCTGTTGAAAGACGTAGCCGTTCTTGGCTCCGTTGAACTTTTTCGCCGGGATGAAATTTTCCATCGGACCAATCATTTTCGGTTGTTTCCGACGGCGGCCGAGTAAGCCGCTGATGATGCCACCGCCACCGCCTCCGCGGTTTCGCATGAAACCTGGTGCGTTCCGGGGCATGACCCGACCGAGCCTCTCCCGAGGACGCGCGGGGCGGTTGTTGTTATTGTTGTTCCGACGGGAACCCGTGTTGTTATTGTAATTGTTCCGCCGGCGACCCATGTTCATGGCCGTGTTGTTGTTAACGTCGCGGCGACGCCTTCCTCCCCCCCTCAAGAACGCAGGTTTCGGTTGGCCCCGGAAAATGCTTCCCTTCGGAAACCTGACGCCATTGTTTCGGTTTCGGTTCCCCACGTTATTGTTGGCACGGCTCGTGTTCCCCAGGTTGTTACGATTCGCGTTGGTGCGATTCGCGTTGTTACGATTCGCGTTGTTACGATTCGCGTTGTTGGTGCGATTCGCGTTGGTGCGATTCGCGTTGTTGGTGCGATTCGCGTTGTTGGTGCGATTCGCGTTGTTGGTGCGATTCGCGTTGGTGGTGCGATTCGCGTTGTTGGTGCGGTTCGCGTTGTTGGTGTTCACGTTTCCGTTGGCCGAATTCTTATTCTTCTTCGTAGCCGTCGTAAACCTGTTCACAACACCCGACAGGAACCCCTTATTCTGCACAGCCTTAGCGGCGAGGATACGTTTCTTGGTAATCCTGACGGGCTCGGCCACTTTCAGTTTCACCATCCTGTCCTTGACGCCCGAGACCAAATCAGCCTTGGATTTGTTATCAACCTTGAGACCCGCCTTACGCGCGATTCGTTGCATCCTGTCGAGGGTCGTGTTCTCATCGAAGAGACGTTCGAAATCCCTCGCCGTCAGCGGACTCTTCTTGTCGGTCATGGTAAGCGTCTTTCTCGACCGGTTGAGCAACATCGGCGGCAGGGGCAATCGCCCAGCCTGAATATTTTTCTGCACTCCACATATCTGTTCCCTTGTCAGTCTAAGGTCCTTTCCGGTATCGAGCTTTACCTGCTCCCGGAGATTCTTGATGTCGGCGTCGGGATCGCAAACATCCATATACTATAAACTGACAAAAAAAGTATTCACGTCGAATAGCCTATGTTATATAATTTGATCTTGTCCTCGTAGGACATGGTAAAGTCGAATATGTTTATGTCGCCGATCTTGATATCGATCTCTTTGATCGGCCTGTCGTAACGCGCGCGGTTCGAAAGCGCGGACCTGACGAGCGTCTCCACGAACTCCTTCGGCGTGTCTATATCTTCCTGGTAAATCTGGTTGGTGGTTATTTTCATGCACGTGATCTCATGGGGTTTCTTATCGAGGAACGGGGTCAGTGGGTACTCCTCCTTGGTCCCACCGTCGACGTACGTGTTCCCCATGTACTTGCCACACGAGAAGATGAACGGCACGGCCATGGACATGCACACGGCGTCGATCACCTTCATGTCGGGATGCGTGTCCTTCGAAAAATACACCGTCTCCGACGAGTTGAGACAGAACGCGGAGACGTAAATCTTCATCTCGACCTCGGCGAACGTCGGATCGGATCGACAGATCTCGACCAACTTCTTACGTATGGGGTGCATATCGACGAACCCGAACTTGGTGAAAAACGAACTCAACTTGATTTTGAAAAAGTCGGCGATGTTCGTGGAGAGCGCGGTCTCGAATATCTCGTCGACCGACATCCCGACCGCCAGAAACAGGGCCAGGATCGACCCCGCGGATGAGCCGGAGATCTCCTTGACGTCCACGAGATCGGATTCCATCGCCTTGAGACTACCTATCATGGAGAATATACCCATGCACGCCGGTCCCAACACGAGATATTTCATCTGCCTCCTACCTAGTAGAACTGAGGAAATTGACGACGCAAAATCGCAAAGACGATCGCGTAGACGATCGAGTGGGTGAGTGCGGAAGTCACACTCGTCTGCCCCGACTGGAACACACCCTTGCTCCCCGGAGGCAAAGTAAGGAGAAGACCGGGGCTGAGGACCAGGAACAGAGACGTGCTGACGAGGAGATCGGTCTTGGTCAGGACCAGGCCCATCGCCTTGGCGATCATGCTGTAGACAACGAAGAACACGAGCGCGTGGAAGAACACGGCGTGCGTGTTGGTCTTTTGGTTCGTGAACGAAAGCTTTTCCCCGTTGGTCGTGATGAGAACACCGGGGCTGAGCGTTAAAAAAAGAGCGGCTGGGATGGCGACGCGCTGAGCGGTGAGGTTGGGTAACATTTAGTATATATTCATATAATTTTTGCACAGATTAAGAAAGGTATTGAAAGTCGCCCCGCGCATCATCTTCTCGTGTAGGCCGTTGTCGTTGACGGTGCGCCTGATGTTCCTCCACACGTGCGCGAGTCTCTCCTCGAGCCACGCCGTCTGCTCCTGGTACTCCCACGTCACCCGCGGTACGATGTCGGCGTCGTGCTCCGTGTGACAAAACTCCACGAAATCCACGAACCGGCCCGAGTGTTGGATTCCTGCGTCGTAAAGGAGAAGTTGAATGGTATTCCACATTCGAGAGAGTTCATCTGAGTATTCGACTTCCCAATCTTCGATATTCAGAGGAGTGTCTTCGTGCGAGTCATCGTTATCACTGGCGTCGGGATCGAAGCCGGTGTTGGCCTCCCACACGTACTGACTCCACACCATTTATACATCTTTAGGGGGCTTATCTTTTATACCCGTGAGAGAAATACTGGTCGTCTCTTTCGTCTGCAGGTTATCCCTGATAGCGTTCAGGGCGCCCTCCACCTTGGCCTCGTCGCCGGAGAAGAAGGACATGAGACCGCTCGAGATGGCCTCCTTGTTCATGGTACCCTTTCGGACGGATTTACGGATACTGATTTTTCCTTTCCTGAGGTTAATTGTATCAATACCCTGCTCGACCATGGATTTCTTCACGCGCTCCTTGAGCCTTTTCTCCTCCTGGTTTAGGATCTTGATATCAGATTTCGCATCGGAAAGTTGCTTGGCGAGTTCCACCAACTTCGAAACCGTGTCGGAAAGATCGGTCGATACGTTAGTAGTCATTGTTTGATTAATACTACGCTCTAATCTTTAAGCTTAGGCACAGAGACCGCGCTGCATGAGATCGGGAACGATGGTGGAGTTGTTCCACACGAATGGCTCCTTGGGGTTAGGAGGGTCCTTTCGGATCTGCTGGTTGGCGTTGCGAAGCGCGCCGCCGACGGTCTCGGGGAAACCGATCTGCTGACGAGGGTCGAGGAAGTTCTGACCCGCGAGGACGTCCTCTGGGGCGAACTGACCGAAATCCTCCTCGGAGGCGATTTCACGTGGGAGCAGGGAAGAGGCGAGGCCGGTGCCCTGGCTCATGCCGGCGGAGGGGCCCGCGGCGGGTCCGACGGAGGGACCGATGGACGAGTACTCACGCTCGGAAATGGTGTAGGCGGACTTGGAGTTGAGGTTGCAAAGAAGGAAGACGAGTGCGGCCACCGCGACCAACATCATAATCGATTGGTTACGACCCTTGAACATCTTTTATAGTATATTAACAAATTATTTTTACTGCTCATCGTCATCGACAAATGCGTAGTCGTCTGGGTATTCGTCGAGGGCCTCGGGGTGGAGTCTGAGCTGGACGAGATTCCAGGTGGCGGCGAAATTCTTTTTGGCGAACCAGAGCCCCGAGAATTCGAGGATGACGTCACACGACCCGTCCTTCTGGAGAGATTCGATGTCGACCGCCTGCTGCTGGGCGTCGAAAATCTTGGTCGCGCCGATGCGCTCGCACTCGATCCTATTATCCGGCGACGCGCTGGATGTGTACGCCGCCCTGATGACATTCTCGGACAATTCCTTACCGAACCATTCGGCCGAGTGCTCGATCGCGGAGTCGACGTTCTGTGCGTCGATCACGCTCACCTTACCGGCGTTCGATTCGGAGACGAGGTCGATGAAGACCTCGTCTGATACCTCGCTGATCTTGACGCCGTTGAGCTGGATGAGCACCTTACGCTTGTTAGGTTTTCGAGCCTTCGCGAAGCGAAGGCCGTCGTCGTTCTTGCTGATAGTATCGAAGATCATCTTATATTCTTACCATTGTGGTTCCTCTTTAACCCAACGAATGGAATCGCGGCCGCCCTGTTTATGATCGAGTTCGCGACCCACTTGTTTCTCCTGGGCTTGTGACCGTACAACGTCCTTCGCTTGTCGATCTTCTTCGGCAACGGCTTCGCCTCCTTCGGCCTGAGGGTAACCTCGTTTTTAACGTAGGAATTATTCGTGACGTTCTTCCACTTGAGGTTGGCCAGGTTGAACTGCTTGTTCCCCGAGCTGTTTTTGTACCCTTTGACCTTCGTGCCTTTCGTCGTCTTGATGCCGTGGACGAAGTGTCTCGAGAGTCGCTCGTGCGCCGGGGCGGTCGTGTAATTCTTATACTTGTACGGGTCCACCTTCGCAGCCTTACGCATGGAGACGCGCCCGTCCTTCTTGGTGGCCGGTCGTCCCCTGACGATTTTACCTCGGACACGCTTGAATATGGCCTCGATCGAATCGGTGTTCTTTACGTCCTTGACGAACAGCTTCGACAGTCGCATGAGTCGCTGGCGATCCTTCTCCTTCTTCTCCGGTCTCAACTTCAACTTGTGCATGAGATAGATATCCTCCACGAGGAACTCCTTGCTGGCGACGAAAACTTTCCTGTCGTTGACCGTCTTACCGGTGTCGAGGTTGCGATACTTCACGCCCCTCTGACGCGAGAGGACCACCTCGTATCCGAACTCCTTCGGTCGCATGAACGGGATGTCGAGTATACCCCCTATCCTCGTGCTCTCGACCTTTCCGGTCTTGGAGGAGAGGTACTTGATGTGGTTCAGGTCCAGCGCGAACAGCTCGACGTCGATGAACACGTCGCCCGGGCTGGGTTTGTTGTCCTTCCGTATCTTTTTCTTCTTGATCAGCACGAACCTCCTGGTGACCCACGGTCCCCTGGGTTCGAACCCTATGCCCAGGAACTTGAAAATCTTACCGTGCTTGCGTCGCATGGACATGATCCTCCGTTTGATCCGAGCGTCGAGGCGTTTCGCCACCTGACCGAGTTTATCCCACATGATGAGTTTCGTACCCTGGAGTTTGCCGAAAAATTTCGGACCGACGGACATGCGCGGCACGAACTTGGCGTCGATGTCGCTCGTGACTATCCGATCGCACTGCGACGCGAAAATGTTGAACGCCTCACCACCCGAGATGACCAGATCACCGCTCGTCGCCATGTGACTGGAAACCTCCCCGACGGCTTTCAGGATTATATCCCTGACACTGTCGGTGACGAAGACGTACATGAACTTTTCGTACGTCTTCGAAGCGTGCTTCGATTTGACGCGGGCCCTGAACTCCTTCAGCATGTCCTTCTCGAAGTACTCCTTGAGCTTAGCGTCCTTGAAAAACAGGTGCTCGTGTGTGAACGCCTCCCTCGTGGCCCTGGGGTACAACACTTCGTCCATTATTATATTGCGATATAATAATAATGGTCTGCAACGTGATCGACGAGTGCAGATGTTACCAACTGAGAGGTAATCCAAACCAATTCTGTGCCGTGCGCAGGGGTGACCGGGTGCTGCGATGTCCAGAGGACTGTTGCTCGGGTGGGTGCGTCAACGACGGCTCTCGGCCCCCTTTCCGGTACATAGACATTCCCGATATCGTCAACACCGAGCCTCTCAAGACGATGGATCGCGACGCGGCGGTGAACCACGTTTTACGGATCTTCATATGTTTGTGCATCGTGCTGATCATCGACTTAAAGATTAGGGGTCTAAGAAAAGTATAAGATGTCTCTCGAATCCATTCAGTCCGAACTCTCCGCGCTCCGCACCGATGTTAAGAACCTCGCCAAGATGGTTCGAAAGATCAGGAGCACTCAGGATGACCCCGACGGCGAGAAGGCGAAGAAGCGCGCGGAGAACAACGGCTTCAACCGCAAGCAGGAGATCACACCCGCGCTTCGCGCTTTCCTCGAACTGCCCGACGGTGAACTCGTCTCCCGCTCCGAGGTGACGAAGAGCGTCAACAAGTACATCACCGAAAAGGGTCTCAAGCACCCCGAGAACGGCCGTCAGATCATCCTGGACGCCAAGCTCAAGGAACTCCTCGCCCCGCCTGAAGGCGTGACCATTACATATCTCAACCTCCAGAAGTACCTCTCCCCTCACTACGTGAAGAAGTAGGCTTAAAAAAATAACGTTACCTCTTATTAATACGAAATGATCGATAAAGCTCAAGTCGAGCAAGTTGTTGGTACAAAGATTAAGAACCTATCCTTGTACCAAAGAGCTTTCACTCATAAGTCTGCCCTCAAAGAATATGAACACCTGACCGAATCGTTCGAAACCCTGGAATTCATCGGCGATTCGGTCCTCGGATTCGTGATTACAAAATACCTCTTCGACCGGTACGAAAACAAACAGGAGGGATTCCTGACAAAGGCGCGGACGAAACTCGTCCGAGGCGAAACCCTGGCGCACATCGCCAACCATCTGGGTCTGAGCCAATGGGTCATCATGGACGAGAAGGGCATGCGTAATAACTGGAACAAAAACGTTAAAATCCTCGAGGATGTTTTCGAGGCTCTCGTCGGCGCCTTGTATATGGATATCGGTCTGATCCACGCGAAGGAGTTTATCCTTCGACTGTACCAGGACCCGGACGTCATCGACATGGGAACCATAATGATCGACGATAACTTCAAGGATCATCTCATGCGATACTGTCAGGTGAACAACTGGGAACTACCGGATTACAGGGTCGTCGGACACCACGAGGGGATTTTCTACATAGATATTTACGTCCAAAATTCATTTTTCGCTCGGGGTGCGGCGCGGTCGAAAAAGCAGGCCGAGCAGAACGCCGCGCGAAATTACTTTCAGGCGCTGAGCACGTACAACAGTTACGATTTTAGTTAATTTTGTGATACGTAGATCTTGTCTAAGTAGCTTATCAGATTTTTTTATTGTGTAATATAAATGACAAGACGCATCACCAAACCAGGGTTCAATAAAAATAAATTGAAGGCGGCACAAAAACAATTAAAAGCTAACATCAAGGGGCGCAAGAATTTGGAAAATATCAAAAATATCATTGGCAAACAGAAACTCGCGAAGAAGTATATAGTTTCGACCTGGAAACCTCGGACGGGTCAAATAACGATCAATGACAGACTCGAAACGATAAACGAGGGCGGCAACAACAGAAACAGAAACAACAGTTATGGAACGAATAAAAACATCGCCAACAAAAACCTCATCAACAAGGCGAAGCGAAACAAGAACCTCAACAAGGCGAAGCGAAACAAAAACCTCAACAAGAACCTCATATACAACAAGGCGAAGCGAAACAAGAACCTCAACAAGGTGAAAACTGCCAAAAATGCGAACAATCAGGCGAGGCGTTTTAGTTAATTTTGTTGTGATATAATAAAATGAGTTACACCCCGGGTCCACTCAAGAGATATCGAATCGCACAGGCTGCGGCGAAGAAGATCCAGAGCGCCTGGCGTACGAGGAAGGCGTCCCCCAAGAAGAAGACCGTCGCGAATAAGATCAAAAACTGGGAGCGGAAATCAAAGTAAGAACACCTCAAGCTTAAAAGGTAGAGTGCATGACTACGTAAGGAACAATGCACCCTAACGTCAAGGCCCTGATCGAGCGCGAGTACGCCGCGCAGAAGTCCGAAGAATGGCTCAAGCTGCGCGGTCACATGTTGACCGCGTCGGACGCGGCGACCGCCATCGGCAAGAACCCGTACGAAACACCGCATAAACTCCTGTTAAAAAAGTGCGGCCTCGGTGAAAAGTTCATGGGGAACGCGGCGACGAAACACGGCGAAAAATACGAGGACGAAGCCAGAATCATATACGAAGAGCGACACGGAGAGGTCGTCCATGAGATTGGCTTGGTCCCCCACCCCGTGCACACCTGGCTCGGCGGGAGCCCCGACGGTGTCTCCGAGAGCGGAAAGTTGGTCGAGATCAAGTGCCCACCGCAACGTAAGATCATACCCGGCGAGGTGCCGGAACACTACATGCCGCAACTTCAGCTGTGCATGGAAATCCTCGACTTAGAAGAAGCGGATTTCATTCAATACAAACCGGCCGAAACGAATTGGCCGCTCCCCGAAGAATTTGATGTCGTAAACGTGAAACGCGATCGCGCGTGGTTCGAAAAATATCGTCCGATCATGCGGATAATTTGGGACCAAGTTTTATATTACCGCGATCACATCGACGAATTGATAGAGATGGAAAAATCAAAGCCTAAGAAGGCGACGCGAAAGAGAAAAGAGAAGCCACCGATCACTTGCGAAATCGCCGCATTGAGCGACGAAGATCCATACGAGGATGATTGACGAGCAGTATAAAATAGCGACTAACGAATTGAATGGAAGATTACAAATACCGTACCAACGAATCGGTGTCCAGTGGATGCTAAATCAAGAAAATCACGCGACGGGTCCCCGAGGTGGATTTTTATGCGACGAAATGGGTCTCGGAAAAACCATCCAATTGATTACGACGATGCTCGGAAATAAAAAGCAGAAGACGCTGGTGATCGTGCCCAAATCCATCATCAAACAGTGGGCCACGGAAATTAAGCGGTTCGCTCCCGCCATCGCTGTATACGTTTTCGACGGACCGAAGCGCGCGTTAAGCGCGGCAACGGAATCGTGGACACTGGATCCGGAAACGCCCTCGGTCGTCATCGCGTCGTATAACGTGCTCAGTAGGAAGAACCAAGTACCCGGAACAAAAACGGCGATTCATCACGTGGAATGGGATCGGATCATTATCGACGAAGCGCACGAAATTCGGAACAAGCATTCGAAGGTTTTCAAGAACGTGTGTCTCCTGACCACGGACATCAAATGGATCGTCACCGGTACGCCGGTATTTAATTCCAATCGGGATTTTCTATCGCTGTGCGATTTTCTTGGTATCGATCGGAGGTTGAAACCGCGCGACATCCACGACAATTACATCTTGCGAAGGACGAAGGCAGACCTCGCGGACGATAACGAACGCTTGCGACTTCCACCTTGCGACTTCGAGAACGTGGAACTCGACATGTTAGACGAGGAGAAATCCCTGTACGAGTTCGTGTACAGGGAGACGTGCGAGACGATGCAGGAGTCCGAGTATAAGGAAAACGCCATGGGATCCAAGAACATGGAGATCATCGAGTTTCTCCTCAGATTGAGGCAGTGCATGATATGCCCGCAGGTGTACCTCGACGGCGTCGCTAAGAAAAGTGGCGTCGACCCCGAAAGATGGACCGGGCGGTCGAATAAGATGGAAACTCTTTTTCGACTGATCGACGAACATCCCCGAGAAAAATCCTTGATCTTCTGCCAGTACCACGCCGAGATGAATTACATCCAGTCCAAGCTCACACCGGAAGAAGTGCACGATTACGATTCCGACGACAGTCTCATGGGATGCGGACTCGACGCCGATCCCGCCGCGGCCGAGCGGAACCGGATCAGGGCTACGAGGCGAGGCGTTTTCCGGATCGACGGCTCGGTAAGCAAAGAAGATCGCGATCGACAGGTCGAAGATTTTAAAGCCTCACCGCCGGGTTCCATCTTTATAATCCAGATCAGGACCGGCGGTGTTGGCTTGAACCTCCAGGAGGCGACGCGCGTCTACATCACCGCCCCCTCGTGGAACCCCGCGATCGAACTTCAGGCCGTCGGTCGGAGCCATCGCATGGGACAGACGCAACACGTGCGCGTGAAGAAATTGGTGTACAAAGGGTGTGCCAGGTTCGTCAGCGTCGAAGAGGAAATCATGGCACTCCAGGGACACAAATCGATCTTGTGCGCTGAGGTGTTGAATGACCCGCGACTCAAAGATCAGATCCCCATCGGGGGCAGGAGGACGAGTAAAATCGATCTGATGAAGAAAATTTTAGGTGCATAATGTAATATATGATGAGTCTCGTTAAATGGCAAGAGTCTGTTGTGATCGCGAAACGCAAGCTGAAATTAGACCCAAAGAAGTTCGTCAGGGTGAAGGGAAAACTTCTTAAGGAGGCTCAGAAGGTGTACTCTTTTTTGCGATTAAAACAAACTAAATCTTAAACTGGAAACCTTTCAGATTCTGCGGCTCGTAGACGACGAGCTGGTTCAGTTTCCAGGTCAGGCCGAACTTTCTGTTCAAGAAATACACGCTGTTGAGTTCAACCATCGCGTGGCCACTGTTTCTTGCGTAGAGACCGCTCCGGACCTCGTCTCGTATGATGTTCCTGTCTGCGTCGAAAACGCTCGCCTTGATACTGTCGTCAACTGTGGTGTCGACCTTGACGCGGAACTTCGGTTCGCGACCGGGGGCTTCTTTCACGTTGGAATTAAACATGGGGAGGAGCTCTTCCTTGGTCATCGGGTTCCCGAAGATCGCCTGGCTCTGATCGACCACAGCGTCGATGACCTTGTTTTCGAGCGCTCGGATAGATTCGTAAAAGCTGTTCATGTAACTATCCTCCTCGTCGAACCCCTTGATGGCGAAATCGATGTTGTATTTGGTCGGGCCGATCTCCGGGACGAAGCCTGACACGCCGAAAGGCATGTACATGCGCGGGAACTGGACGCGCATGGGCGTACCCTGCTTCGTGGCGAGCACGATGCGCTTGTTGTTGTACGCGTTGATCTGGAGGTTCTCGAGCACCTTGTCCATCGTCCCTGTTTACTTATACCATGACCTAAAACTTTAAGCGGAACAGGCCACGCAATCCGGCTCTAAGCTGAACTGGATGGGTCGCGCCTTCGCCTTTGAACGAAGGTAATACATACCGGTTTTCAGACCGGATTTCCACGCGTACATGTGCATGGACGATAGCTTCGAAAGGGTAGGGCTCTCCATGAAGAGGTTCATAGATTGAGATTGATCGATAAATTTACCTCGGTCCGCCGCCATCTCGATGATACACTTTTGACTAATCTCCCATACAGTTTTGTAAAGTTTCTTAATATCATCCGGAATATCTGTTATGTTCTGTATGGACCCACCGGCTTTAACCATGAGATCTTTCATATCCTTCGACCAGAGACCCACATTTTTCAGGTCGTTCACGAGGTGTTTGTTCACCACGACGAACTCACCGGCGAGTGTGCGCCTGAGATAAATATTGGTCGTGTACGGTTCGAAGCACTCGTTGTTCCCCAGGATCTGCGCAGTGGACGCCGTCGGCATGGGTGCCATCAGGAGAGAGTTACGAAGACCCTTCGTCTTGACGCGCTCGCGCATGGCGTCCCAATCGTAGCGACCGCTAAACTTCACATCCCCCGTCCACATATCGGGTTGGAGGATCCCCTCCGAGGCGGGCGACCCGGCGAAGCTATCGTACGAGCCGTCAACTTCAGCCAGTTCAGACGAAGCCTCCAACGCGGCGTGGTACATGGTCTCGAAAATGTGGGCGTTCAGCGTACGCGAATCCTCGCAGTCGAAGGGAAGACCGCACAGGATAAACACGTCGGCGAGGCCCTGGACCCCGAGACCGATCGGACGGTGGCGTATGTTGGATCGCCTCGCTGTTTCCACAGGGTAAAAGTTTCGGTCGATCACCCGGTTGAGGTTTTTGGTGACGACCTTAGTGACTTCGTGGAGCTTCGCGAAATCGAACGTCTTGAGTTCCTTATTGACGTATTTCGGGAGCGCGACGGACGCCAGGTTGCACACGGAGGTTTCGTCCTTGTCGGTGTACTCCATGATCTCGGTACAGAGATTTGATGACTTGATGACACCCAGGTTCTTCTGGTTACTCTTGGCGTTACACGCATCTTTGTAGAGCATGTACGGAGTCCCAGTCTCAGTTTGCGATTTGAGGATAGCCTTCCAAACGTCAGCCGCCGGGACGGTCGCGTTCGCCAGTCCCTCTTCCTCGTACTTGGCGTAGAGCGCTTCGAACTCGTCGCCGTAGCAATCAGAAAGACCGGGCGCCCTGTCGGGGCAGAACAACGACCAGTCGCCGCCCTCCTCGACGCGTTTCATGAAGAGGTCGGGGATCCACATGGCTGAGAAAAGATCGCGGCACCGCGCCTCCTCGTCGCCTTGGTTGAGACGAAGTTCGAGGAAATCCATGATATCGGCGTGCCACGGCTCGACGTAGACGGCGATGGACCCCTTGCGACGACCGGCCTGGTTGACGTACCGCGCGGTCGCGTTGAACACGCGGAGCATGGGAATGATACCGTCGGATTGGCCGTTCGTGCCTTTGATGTGGGACTTATTCGCTCGAACGTTGTGGATGTGCATCCCGATTCCACCGGCCCATTTGCTGATCTGTGCGCATTCAGTCAATGTACCGTAAATGCCGTCGATGGAGTCAGCCTTGTTCGCGATCAGGAAACACGAGCTCATCTGGGGCCGGGGCGTACCCGCGTTGAAGAGTGTGGGTGTCGCGTGGATGAAGTACCCCAGGGACATCTTATCGTACGTTTCGAGAACCGCGGGGACGTCCTTGCCGTGGATGCCTATGGCGACGCGCATGAACATGTACTGCGGGGTCTCGATGAGTTTGCCGCTGGCCCTCTGGAGGTAACCCTTCTCGAGCGTCTTAATCCCGAAGTACCCGAACTCGAAATCGCGGTCGTTTTTTATATGTTCCTTGACCTGCTGGGCCACATCGACGACCTCGTCGGTGATGATCCCCGCCTTTTGGAGTTTGCGCATGGCGAGGTGGAAGTTGTTGGGGCACACCTTGTGGATGTTACTGGCGGTGATTCGGGTCGCGAGGACTTCGTAGTCGGGATCGGACGTGATCATACCGACGCAGATTTCGGCCGACAAGGTGTCGATCTCCTGGGTGGTGATCTCATCGTACATGGAGGAGAAAACCTGCTGCGCGATCTTCGAGGAGTCGACGTTCGGAGAGAGTCCATACGATAAATTCTTGATCCTGGTGGTGACGTTATCGAAGCGCATATCCTCAACACGACCAGAGCGTTTTGTGACCCTCATCCTTTTATATCTACACTGTTCAATTTATTTTTATATTACTTCATGCACTTCTCAAGGTCCCCACTCCTGACGGTGGCCGGACCCAGGGTTTCAAACCGGCGATCCGGCTGGGTGAGGTACGTGTTCACGTAGTACGGACCGATTTCACCGGGCTTCGAGACCGGGGGGTACGACCCGATGAAGCAGGCTGGGGATTTGCACGAGATATCTTCCACGATAGTCGGCTTGGAATCGAAATCAGAAAAGTCAATGGGACTCAGCATTTTAATATTTACATATATTTTTTTGTTCGACTATAGTAACAATGCTTCACCTCGATTCTATGAAGCAGTGCGAGACGCCACTCAACAAGCTGTTTTTCTCTGCGGTCAACAAGGATCTCATCCAGCGCGGGATCCGCCAAACATTTAAGAACCGGACGGGTATCGCCATAGACTACCAAAACCCCGACGACCTGTACAGCATCATGCGCGCCGTGTTCATCGGTAACTCCGGAGACCACTACAAAAACGTGAACAATCAGGTGAGGGACCTCAACGTCCGCGTCATCGACAGTTCCCTCACCCAGATTCAAACCGGTGTGTCCCAGTACATGGCCTACGCCAGGGAGATCGAGACGATTTCCGAACCCATTGACCGACCGGTCAACACCAGCACCGCTGGAAAGAAACTCCCCCGCAATCAGATTGGTATGTAATTAAAGAGTAGCTCCGTAAGATGAATAAGCAAACATGAGTCTGAACTACTACAAGAGTGAGACAAAGAGAATCTGTGAGAAGAAGGGATGGGACCGCGCCGCGGTGGATACCGTGTGGCTTCTACTGACGGAGGAGGTCGGCGAACTCGCGTCGGCGATCCGTCAGTACAAGAGGACGTTCAAGAAAACAAACCTGAAAAAGGATCGAGGAACGGACGTCATGGTGGAGATGGGGGACGTCTTCAGTTACCTATTCCAGCTGGCCCACATGCTCAACGTGGACCTCGACAAGATGTGGCTCGAACACCAATCCAAAATGAACCAAAAATTTTATCTGAGTTAATAACAAGATGAACGAACAAGATTCCATCGATAAGATCAACCCGTACGTCGTGCACGAATTCAGCCTCCCAGGCGGCATTCGACAGACGGACAGGATGGAGATCGGGGAGTACTACTCGAAAAACAGCATTCCCAGGAATAGGCCGAGTGACACCGAACAGAGACTCCTCGATAAGACCGGCGTCGGTGGGATTTACAGGGTCGAGAAGAGTCCGTTCTGCGCCACCAACCTCTGCGCCAAGCAGACGGAACAGAACGTCATGAACAAGGTCGTCCATCCCAGGTACAACATCGATTACGGCGTCGCGTGCCGAAAGCCCAAGGTCGTCACCGTGGGCGTTTCGAGGAATACCCCCGACTCGACGAAAATCGCGCTCGTGGTGCTCATTCTTCTTGCGCTAGTCTTTGCACTACGTCGTTAAAATACGACAAGCGCTTCTTCGATATGCACGTGTATATAGCAGTCGGAATATATTTTTTACACGATTCGGTGATGAACTCCACTTGCCAAGCACTTTCCATATCTATGCGAGGTGGCTGGAACGTGGGATCTAGAATTCGCACGGCGTGCATGAGTCTGACCCATAATCTGGGGCCGTGCTCCCCGTGGACAATATCCTCGAGGCCTAACTCGGCCATGCGCTGCAGAACCTCCACAGTCTTGACGACCATCGCGTCTAAGAACTTATAGTAGTTCGCCGTGCAGGAGATTCGGGTCCAACCGAGGGGTTGGGTATTGATATAATCGGTATAGGTGCGGTTTCGTTTTTTGTATGTGATCTCTACGAATTCCAGGTCCGATTCGATATCGTAGACGTGCTTGGCTTCTGACAGGGATGACATTAGAAGGTAAACAATTTATTTCTCTAAGTATTATAATATGGCCACTGGTTTGCTACTTTTGTTGGGCCTTTCCTCGGCACTGAGTTGCGCCACGCCGGTGTACCTGTACTTGAACCCTAGAAACAAGGCCGTAGGAAGCAGTGACACCACCACGGAGGACGACGAACTCCAGGCGTACAGGAACGAACTTTCCGCGCTCTACAATGAAGATGAAGCGCAACAGGCGATCTTCGACCAGGCCGACGAAAACACATCCGAGGACCTGGCGGATTTGATTTCGCTCCGACGGAGTAAAAATTATTACGAGGAAAAGAGGTCTACACCCTGCTCGGCGAACATCCACGACCTCGCGATGAAAGTCGACTGCGGTCGGAACGCCGTCAAGCAGTTTAAATTATCGCCTTGCGGCAGTGGACTGTACAAGTACGACTACACGTGTTTAAAAGGTATCGACGCGAAGGTTTTCGACGAGACTCAAGGAACGCCGAAGGTGTTCAAGGGCGAAAGCAAAAAAATCATGGACGGCAAAAGGTTCGATCTCCGGACCATGTATCGACATAACGCGCGATGCGACGTAGGTGGTATCGGAGGTACGAGCGATGAGAACAGAACCGAAATGGATTCCGTCGGCGAAACGCCCATAAGTCAGTTCAGGTATGATTTCATTGTGGACCCGAGCAATCATTACCTGAATACCACCCAATACCTGTATAAATGCCTCGCCACACCCACGAGCGGGCAGTGTCAGAACTACGAGACGACGAGTGGCGCGCTCAAGCCAGAAGATCTCGTCACGGACGATGCCATGGGACTTCAGGGTATGGACGTCAAGTGCCCCGGCGAAGATCAGGTGCTCACTCGATTCCAGCTCAGGGGGGGTACGACAGCCGATGACGGTACCTACGTCATCCCACCGTTTCCAAGACCCGAGGAAAAATCGGTCTACCGATACGACTACACGTGTTGTAAAATGGAAGCCTAAGAAGGCGAAGGTCCTTTAAATATCATGCAAGATGTACTCGTCGATCGCCAACAATTCCTTTTCGTATTTGTTGACGCTCGATGATATACGCGAGAACCTCCCCGAGAAGTTGTGCCCCTCGTGGGTGAAGATCACAACGATCACCATGGTATCGAATATCGGTCACGCCGTCGACATAAAAAAATTGCGGACCCTCTTCGAGATGGTCGGCTCGCTCAAGATGAAACGGAAGAGTTCGAAAGCGGATGGATTCGAATGGAAGCTGAAACCGACTACGTTCTATAATCAGGTCACCTTGACCTACAACGACACGTACAGTACGAAATCTGTGAAGGTGTTCCCGAACGGCTCGGTCCAGGTCGCGGGGTGTTGCGACCTCTTCGATTGCAAGCGGATCATCGTTCAGCTCACACACATCCTCAAAAGTTTTCTGGAAATTGAGACGGACATACCGACGGATACGTACAGGGTGGTGATGATCAACTCGAACTTCAGTCTCAACTACAGCGTCAACCTTCGTGAGGTGGCGGACTGGTTCGAAAACTACGGTAACATTTTCAAGGTATCCTTCGAGCCGGATCGGTATTCAGCTGTTAAAATCAAGTTCAAACCTTCGGAGGACATGAAGGAAATCACCACCTCGATTTTCTCAACTGGGAAGATTATCATCACAGGCGCCGAGACCCTGAAAGAGATCGCTTTCGCGTATATGATCATAAATAACCATATCAACGAGAACGAAAAGATCAGGGTCAAGGCCGTCCCCGAGGCCGATAAGGACGTCTTCGATATTTTCCTTGGGTACAGGTGTGGACCGATGGTGGAACGTCTCAGGTCCAAGGGATTCAAGTCATGGATGTGCACGACGACCAACCACCGAATTAAATTCTGAGCGTATAATAAAATGTCTCAGCGACTCGGTATGGCCGACGGTCGATGCTTCACTGTTCAGTCGTCCATCCAGCTTCTGAACAACCACATCATGAAGAACAACGGGATCTCCCTCGAGGACAACTATTCCTTCCGCCAGCTTCTCCAGAAGCAGGGCCCGGAGATCATGAGCGCCGTGCAGGCGGAGCAGGGTACAGGGAAGTGCAACACCTGCGATAAGCCTCTCCTCAAGACCCCAAACGCGTACTAGACCAAAAAAATATTTAGATTTGTAACAATAGGATGCCAACATGTTCAATTTGTCTGAACGAGGTCCGACCGACGCGGGCGAACCCCCCGCTCCGGTGCGGACACGTCTTTCACACATCTTGCCTCGAAGCATGGAAAGAACGAGGTAAGAACACCTGTCCTCTCTGCCGAAAAGTATTCGACGGTTCGAATTTTAAAGTGACGGTTTCGATTACGAACAATATCACGGCGGCGGCGAACGCCGTGGTATTGAATGAAGAGAGCGTACTGAACGTCCTCGATCTTTTCGATTTTAACTTTGACGTCGCAGAACTCGACGATCTAAACTCGCTTCTGGCCGACCTTGGGGTGGGTCTTTCCGACCTTGATGCCTCTCTTCTTGACACAGAATGAACTACAGTACCTCTCGTAGTTCAACCCAGGGTAATCCCTCGAAGCTTTACGAGGATCTTTGATGATTTTTCCCTTTGCGTCCGTCAGGAGAGGACCCGTTGCCCAGCCACGTTTGTGGCTCCACAAATTAGTTTTGAAGACGATCCTTTTCCCGACCTTAAACTGGCCGGCACGTCTGATCCGACTTTCAGGAACCTTGAAAAACTTAGCGACCGAGGTGATCGTATCGCCCTTCTTCACCTTGTACTCCACGACGCCGTGTTGCTTGTAAAAGTGGAAATCACCCTGACGAATGTAATTCATCGGTCGTCCAGGCGAAACGAACATCATCATTTTGAAGTACCCGCGCTTGCACTTTGTGGCGGCGTCCGTCTTGTAGACCTTCTTGGGGTTATCAGAAATAACGCGCCGAGGAAGATCAGTACAGTGTGTGTAGGTATGGTTTAAACCCGACAGGCCGGATCGGTCACCTGGAATAGCTTTTTGCCAACGGTACGATTCGTAATCGCCGATGGCATAGGCGTAACAGTTGTTCGACCCGATGCCGCGTTTCGAACCCCACCTCTTGGTCGTGTACCTGGACTCCGAACCGCTCAGGGGAAGCGTTTTCACCTTCTTCATACTTACTTTTACTCAGGAAATAAAATCTCAATTTATAGTAAAATGCTCCAGGAAATCTTCACGAAATCAAGGAACCGCTCCGAGGTCGTCAAGGAGATCCTCGTTCTTCTTCTGAACATCCTCATCTCTACCTTCATTCTCCGCCTCGTGTGGAACCGTTCCCTCTCCAAGCACATCACCGTGCTCAAGCCCATCTCCAGCATGCTGGACGCGTTCATCCTGTCCATCTCCATGCAGGTCATTCGCGGTATCTAAAATTCCTTGTACCCAACGCTCTTTTCACCAGAGGGGGATATGATAGTCGGGAACGCATCCATACCCTTACACGATTGCTTGTTGCAATCGACGAATTTGAATGACGTTCCATTCTTTTCGAAATACTCTATCTGTTTACGACACCACGGGCACCCTTTGGTACCGTAAACAGTATAGTTAGACGACGATGACTTATTCATCACGGTGACGAGCACGATGATCGCGACGACGATGACGGCGAGGACGTGGAGTTTCATTATTATTAGTACATCATATTATTTCTACGGCCTCCTCCCCTGGAGATCATGAACACCACGATGGAAATCACACAACACGCGCTTATCGCGTAATACATGAACATCCCCGAACTTTTGGTTTCCACCTCGGTCGCGGTCGCGGTCTCCACCGACTCGGCATCAGCTTCGGCTTCTGCCTCGGTCTCTTCCTCTTCCTCTTCCTCTTCATTTTCGACCATACCGAAACAATCCTTGATCCCGACGAATTTTTCCTTCTCTTCGTCAGTACACGCCGACGGGTCCGCGCACAAGGCACACGTCTCACCTTTCTGGCATTTGCAACATTGCTTGAGCGCGTTTTGGGGGAACGATACGTTCTCAGCGGGCGCCATGAACCCTGATTTGCAGACATCCTCACTGACTGGTTCACACCCGCTGGGAACTATTTCGACACCTCGAGAGGCACCCGTTTCGTCCGTGACCTTAACAGTTGACACGGAGCAATCCATTATACACTAAACAAATATTTTATCCTACTGTCTGACGTGGCGAACTTCGTTCTCCTCAGGGTCGTATTGGTCAGGGTCGAACATGATCGTACGCTTCACGTGTGATTTTACACGTTTCACGTGAGACGTCTTATTACCCGACTCGTACGGGATGGACGAGTGATGCAAACAGATGCGCACCTTCCCGTCGTCGTTACGTTTGTAGCCGAATGTATATTCAACCTCCGAAATTTCACCTGTAGTGGCACACGTGAACTCGTACGTACCCATGGCGTGCGCCACGTCGCCGTGACAGTCGATCTGGTGATTATCGAAGACGACCTCGCTGAAGCCCTTCTTGGCGTTGATGGCGAAGCCTTGATCTTCTTTGTACCCGCTTATAACGGCGTCGTGACCCACGAAGTAGGACATGGCACCGCCGGAGGTGGGTCTGAATTGCTGTTGTGAAGCTTTGGTGGGTTTGAAGAGTACGTTAGAGTGATCGTACCCGTACAACTCACCCGCGCGCTCACCCGCGAGGCTGACGTAATCTTCACCCGCGAGGAAAGCATTGGAAATGTCCACGATAGATCGTGCCCAGAAATTCTGCGCCTCGATAACTTCCGTTTCAGTCACGGCGAGTTGAGGAACCCGTTTCAAGGCTGCCTTGGTCGCGGCGACACGGGTGTCGAAACTATGGCTGGGTTTACTGAACCCGCGAGCCGCATTGATTTCTGTATCGTATTGCGTCGGGTCGGTGAACACGCGAGTTTTGACAGTACGCACGGGGGTAACACGGGCGGCGAGTGAGAAAGACATCTTTGACATATGAATGCGATTATTCTTTAAACGTTTGTACTAAACACAGAGATTAGTGATCTTCGTCCACGTCGACCTCGAGCTCGTCGTCGTCGTCTTCCTCTTCGGTGGCAGCGGCGGCGCCGGGGAAGGTAACTCCCTGGAACGCGAAGGAAGGAAGCTTGGTGGACTCCTCGAACAGAGCCTGCTGAAGTCGGATGGTCACACCGAACTTGTTATCGATGAACCAGATCTGGTTCAGGTCGACGATGGCCATGGCCTTTTGACCTTTTTCGATCGAGTCGAGGGTGACCTGTTCCTTGTTCATGCTGTAACATTCCGGGACGAAGGTGCCGTCGGGCTTGGTCTGGATCTTGAGCTTGATCGTCGCGGGGTACTGTTCCTTGCCCGGACGAACCATAGGCTTGTAGAGTGCCTCCTTAAGAACAGCGACGTTGAACTCCTTGCCCATCCATTCCTTGGAATTGGCGGCGACGGTGTTCACGATGATATCGTCCAGCTCGGTGAGCTTCTTGTGCAGATCCATCGCCTCGGTGTTTTCAGCGTCGAACGAAAGGTCGAGCGAGTAGGAAGTTCGTCCGCTCGATTCGTCGGTGAACGCCGAAAGGCCGTACGGAGACCGCATGAAAGGGAGTTGAAGATACACCTTTTTGTTATCGCCTGCGTTGAGGTAGACTGCCTTACCACCGTTCTTGTTCTTACGAAGCTTCGAGAACTGAACGGCGGTGGGGACGAAATCGGTGGATTGTTGGATAGAGAGCGACATTTTAGTTGGTTATATCTATACAAGGTGCCTTGTCTTTAACCTAGTCCATCGAATTCCCTGAAGTATCCTCTAAATACCATGTTACCCTCTGACCCATCCGAGTACTTACAATGCCCTGACTCAGACGATTGGTTGCCTCCACACCACCTCCCAGCACTGCAACACTGAAAGCCCGGACACATGGCATTATTCCCAATTCCATCGCCGCAGCGACCGTCGGTCGATATTTGCCGTACCAAGTGAGTCGGGGCTGGGGCAGAGAGAGTGACAGGACCCGGACCCGAATCGAAAAATGACCTCTGAGCCGGAGCAGGGATAGGGGCTGAAGCCGGAACCGGTGTTTCTGTTTCGCCGGGCATGGGACCCTCGGTAGGTGGTTCGGGCTCGGTACTCTCGGTGGGCTCCACGTTCGATACCATGACACTCAAGATAGACGAACAAAGTATGGATACGTACAGGCATATCGAGAGCAGCAGGAACGCGATCATATTTTTAACGTAGATTTTTTTCATTTAACCCTGTCCATCGTACCCACCGCTACTCACCCCTCTGTACCCCCCCTTCCCGTCTTTGTATTTACACCAAGCGGAATACTCCGCTTGGTTACCAGCACACCAGTAACTGGGACTGCAACACTGTTTGCCGGGGCACCTCTGATTATTATTGCCCCTATAACCACACCTTCCATTCGTCGAGTGGTTCGGGGCAGGAGCGGGAGCAGGAGCAGGAGCCGGAGCAGGAGCAGGAGCAGGAGCAGGAGCAGGAGCAGGAGCAGGAGCGGGAGCAGGAGCTGGAGCCGGAGCTGGAGCCGGAGCGGCAACCCGAGACACCTGGGCGTCACCGGGCATGGGATCCTCTGTGGGTTCCGGCTCCATCGGTGTGATCACTGAATCGCTCATACGCGGCTGCGGCCTTGACGCCGCAGCTTCGGCATCGATTTCCATCTGCTTGATCTCCTGTCGCTGTGCCGCGTTTTGCCTGGAGATGAAGAAAACCATCACCAGGATCAACAGGAAAACGATTCCACCGAGGATCATCATCATACTTAATTTTTACCGAGATTTTTTTCACAACCTATTATAAAAACATGGGCATTTTCAAAGACTGTGGATGCGGCTGCAACGGCCGCAAGCAGGAGGAAAAACTTATCACCAGTATCATCTCGGGTCTCACGTTTTTCGTGATCGCCAACCCCGAAACCTTTCGTCTCATGCGTTCGATCTTCGGATCACGCATCGCGACGCCGACGGGGTGCCCATCGACCGTGGGTCTTCTCCTTCACACCGTCGTGTTCATCCTAGTGGTTTGGGGTATGATGAACATCAGACCAGAACCGCCCAAGAAGAAGAAGGGTGATTGCGGGTGCGGGGGTGGCAAGAAGGGGGAAAAGAAGCTGTTGACGCAACCGGATATGGTGGATGCACCGAATCCGGAACCGGGTTTCGCAGAGGAACAGATTGAATTGCAGGATAGCGGCGTGATCCTTGGATCTTTGGATATCTCCCCGCAGGGAACCTTATTCGGTTAACGGTTATTCGGATCGCGTTCTTGGCATTTTTCGTTTTTTTCGGTGTGGGCATTTATTATATACAGGTATAATAAATGTCGTTCTTCAATGTCGTCGGCTTTTTGACCGTAGGATCGAGTATCGCATGTTGCGTGTCCTCCATGCGGTCGTCGTCAAGTACAACCACCACAGTCACCCCCAGTGCCGGGCTACACAGAAAAACGTTAATTATCGGCGACGAAGGGGTCAGATATGGAGAAGAAAGTAAAACTGAGACGTATATGTCGTCTATGATACCAGTTCCGGATGACGTTCACGAGTACGGTGTCTATGTATATAACCCAGACGATTCAATCATATCAGAATCACGAAGTACTCCAGGGCCTGAAACGTGGGATTATGAAAACAAGACGTGCCCGGATGGTACGTATGATTGCCTCTACTACGAACGCGCAGAAAATGGTCGTATAACAAAAATAACCAACGACGAAGGTGAGGATTTGATTAAGATATTTGTAGACGACCTGTATGCCGGAAAACTCCCACGTTTCGAGGCTAGAAAGAAGAAAATGAAAGAAACACATAGGTTTGACGAACAAGGTCGAATGTTCAAAACTGGAATCATATCCAATGAAACAGGGGAAGAATACGAGAGAGAAATGAAACCCCGGGAAGGGTTTGAAAGTAAATTTGTCGTTAGCACGGTGGTGGTGAGATGGGCATTGGGTGCACCTAAACCCACGATTATTTTAGATCTACCAGCTAAAACTAGAGATGAACTTCAGAGTTCAAATTTAGAACTAGAGCCCGGCATACCGATTCCGGAAGATGAACCCACTAAAAAGTTTGTCTCCAAGAAAACCGAGAAATACATGATCGCCCCTTTCGGTACTTTTGACACGGTTTTCAAATAGTGTGTCACTAAAATATTAAAATTCTTCGTCGAAACCTATATCCTCGGCGTCGTCGTCGAGTTTACCGTAGTCTCCCACCCTCTTTTCGAAAAAGTTGGTCTTGCCGTCCAAAGAGATATTCTCCATGAAATCGAACGGGTTCTTCGAGTTCCAAATAGGCGGTTGGCCGATCTGTTTGAGAAGACGATCGGACACGTACTCGATGTACTCGCTCATTTTCTCGGAGTTCATGCCGATCAGATTACACGGGAGGGCATCGGTGATGAACGCCTTCTCGATCGCGACCGCCTCCTTAACGATGGATTGGAGGGTTTCCGTTGACGGTTTGTTTCTCAGGAGTTTGAATAGTTCCACAGCGAACTCCTGGTGAAGCCCCTCGTCGCGAGAGATCAACTCGTTACTGAAACACAGACCGGGCATGAGTCCCCGTTTCTTGAGCCAAAAAATCGCACAGAAAGAACCCGAAAAGAAAATACCCTCAACACAGGCGAACGCAAAGAGGCGTTCGGCGAAGGGACGAGACTTTTCGAACCATTTCAGGGCCCAGTCCGCCTTCTGTTTGATACAGGGGACGGTGCTGACAGCTTTGAAGAGATGTTTCTTCTCGGCAGGGTCCTTGATGTACTTGTCGATGAGTTTGCTGTAGGTTTCGCCGTGAATCATCTCGTTGTGTGACTGGTACGCATAGAAAGAGCGCGCCTCTGAAATTTGAACCTCGTCGGCGAAATTGTTGTTGATATTCTCGAAGACTATACCGTCACTGCCAGCGAAGAACGCCAGGATGTACTTGATGAATTTCCGTTCGTTATCGTTTAGGGTTCCCCAATCGTCGAGGTCTTTACTCAGGTCGACCTCTTCGGCGGTCCAGTTGGACATTTGTGCCTTCTTGTACAGTTCCCATAGCTCAGGGTACTGCAGGGGGAACACCGTGAAACGGTCCAACGTTTCCTCCAGGATGGGTTCGTATTCATCTGTCATGAAATCCTGAAAGTCAAAGTACGTCCCGATGTGATTTCCGTTAATACATATTTGAGGGTAGGTCGCGACTGTTTTCCCGCATAGGGATTTTAACTCTTCCCTGTCGACCATGATCTTCTCGTACTCGAGATTCTCAGACTCGCATAGTCTCGCCGCGTGGTCGCAATAGTCGCACCCTTCCTTCGAATAAATAATAACTTTCATCTGCTGTGATATTATCCCCGATAATTTTTTGCCCGGATTTTTTAAGCATGCTCATGCCAAAAGAGATAAACCGAAACGACATAGTCAAAATATTAGTCAGCGAAGACGGGATCGAGGAGGAGACGTACGGCCTGGTGGCGGCGAACACCGGTCGAACCCTCGGGATGCATTACCTATACCCGACCGAAATGCACTACAAGTCCGCTTGCGTGTACAGACTCGACGACGACGAGATGTGCCCCGCCCCTTACGAGAGTGTGATGGAACATTACCCGACGGGGACGACGTTCGAGGACCTAGACCTTAAATCCCTCGGGAGTAATATGTTCGCCTATTTCTCCGAGATAAATCCCTTAGACGACGACAGCGATATCTACGACGAAGGCGGTTCGGATTCGGACACGTCACTGAGTGGGTTCATCGTTTCTGACACCGAGGTTGAGGGATTGCCCATAGATCATCAGGAGGTGGACGCGGCGTGGAACGAATGGGAGCCTTCGACCTCGGGGGGGCAGAGTTTCAAGGAGACGGTGGACCTCATCGAGAACCGCGCCAGAAGCCTAAGAGGCACTGCGCCAGAAGCCTAAGTGAATAATGTCACGTACATCACAACAGAGATGCTGGCTACAATTTGGTCCCAGGTGGACACCTTACTAAACAAAAACAAAGACACAAAGCCAGCGAGTATACATTTTTGCCGGGAATGCTCGGGTGTGAAGGTCATCAGCCCCGAGGGCTTACCGGTATGTTCCGAGTGCGGTCTCGTCGAAGATAACTTCGTAGACGACACCGCGGAATGGACTAGCGGGATGACCTCCGACGGCAGGGTCAACGACCCGTCGAGGTGTGCGATCCCAAACGCAAACGCCGACCTCTTCTCCGATAAGTGGGGCAAGGGGACGATCATCAAGGGGAAAGCCACGTACGAGCACAAGCGCATGGCGAAGATAAACTTTCACATGTCCATGAACCACAAGGATCGAAGTCTCTACCACGCGTACAGGGACATCGACGAGGCGTGCCACACGCTGCCCGAGTGCGTTCGCAAGGACGCTAAACACATGTACAAAAAATTCAACGGGGAGAAGCTCACGCGCGGCGCGGTTCGGCTCGGGATCAAAGCCAACTGCGTTTTGTACGCGTGTAGGCTGGCGAAACATCCCAGGACGACGAAGGAGATCGCCGACATGTTCGGCATACAGTCGAGGGATATTTCGAGAACGACACAGGTTTTCAAAGACAACATCGAAGGAGAGACCAAGAAGAACTACGTCACCAAGGCTTTCGACGTCATGCAGCGCATTCTGAACAGTTTCGAAGTCACCAGGGAGGAACGCCTCGAGTGTATCAAGCTGTGCGGTAAGACCGACGACTGCGTGGACCTGATGAGCAAGACCCCCAACTCCGTGGCGTCGGCCATCATCTACATCGTCATCGGCCACCGCGTGCCGAAGAACGAGATGTGTGAGAAGTGTTCGATCTCGGTTCCCACTCTGAACAAGATTGAAAATTTAGTTAGAAAACATTTAAATATTGTGTAATATTATATGTCAGTTGGTAATAACCTTCGAAAATATTTACAGGTGGGCAATAGAGCTTGTAATCCATCGGTGGGGATACCGGGGTTAGGGTTGCGAGAAGTCGATAAAGTCTCCCAGGGTGCTTACGGTGAGGTCTATAAGGCGAGATTTAACAACACCGGTAGGCGTATCGCGTATAAGAAGATTATCGGAAACTCGGGGCAAATTGCAGGAGCCGAATTCGAGTACAAAGTCGCGAAGAAACTCAAAGCGAGTGGATTCGATTTCGTTCCGGAGATGTATCTTTACAAGATCTGTGATTTTTCCCACGCATATCTCTACATGGAGTACCTCGACGGACCCGATTTCAACAAGTGGATGAAAACCTCACCTTCGGTTGATAAGGTCAGGTCCGTGCTCACACAAGTCGCCGTAAACTTGATGAAGATACGGAGCAAGATCCGCGGGTTCAGGCACCACGACCTGCACAGCGGGAACGTAATTATACAAAACGTTCCCCGAGCGGATATCACGTGGAAAGTCGACGGTAAAACGTACAAGAGGTCGAACGAGGGTGTATCGGTGACGTTCATCGACTTCGGGATGTCGACCATGCCGGATATACCCAACCCGTGGATCAACAACGGAGGGTTCCGAAATTACGGGATCAACAAAAAGAGAAGTCATTACATGTTCGACATCCACCTTTTCATGAACAAAGGTGTTTACACTCAAATAAAATACTCAAATAAAAACACTCAAAAATACCGCGAGGTGATGCGATTCATCGAAGATGTCTTCCCAAAATCGTACCTCGTGAAGAATAGTAATAACATATCATCATACGGTATAAAGTTGGGAAGAACACACGATAAACTCCCCAAGTTCGAAAACATTCTGTCGCACTCTTTCCTGACGGGCGTTCCGAACATGAACACCGTCAAGTCGTTCAATCAAAAGATGACATCCAAGCTCCCGAAGATCATCACGAAGAAATACGTCGCAGAAAAGCTAGGTGCGAAACCGAAGAACACCATCAAACTCCCGAGATCGAGTTCAGCCCGTGTCCAGAGAATGTATAATTCCATGAACGCGGGGAAAAAAGCCAGTACGAAACCAAGGGCACCTCCCCGCCCCTCGCTTGGCAGGAAAACGAAACCGAAAGCGAACAACACGAAACCGAAAGCGAACACACCGAAAGCGAGAAACCCACCGAGGCGAACAACCTACCAGAGAATGTTAGCTTCCATGGCACGGAAACCCCCTCGCCACCCTTAATTTAAAGACGTGGTGATAATGTACACCATGACGAAAGTGTTCCTCTCCACCCCGTGCTACGGCGGGTTATGTCTGGAGAAGTACGCGTCCGCCGTGATAAAATTACAGATGCTGATGATGAGAGAGAAAATTCAACTCATGATCGACACGACAGAAAACGAATCGCTCGTTCACCGAGCGCGTAATGTGAGTGTGGGCCGGTTTATGCAGAAGACGGATTGCGAGTACCTCATGTTTATCGACGCGGATGTCCATTTCGATCCAGCCGCCGTCGTGCGTCTCGTTCGGTCGGGGCATGAGTTGTCGGTGGCGTGTTACCCCAAGAAGGTTGTCATGTGGGACCAAGCCGCTGCCGCCGTACGAAACGGTGACGACCGAGATATGGCGATGCTCTCATCGAGTCTCGTCGTCAACATAGGCGCGACGAAGCGTTCGATAGAAAACGGGTTCGTGGAAATTTTGGACGGTCCCACGGGGTTCATGTGCATTCACCGTTCGGTGTTCAAGAAGCTCGAGGAAAAGTTCCCCGAGCTGTGGTGTAAGAACGACCACCAAAATAGGGATTTCGACGAGTATCACGCGTGTTTCGATTGCATGATCGATCCGGAATCCAAGCGGTACCTCTCCGAAGATTACGCCTTCTGCCGACGGTGGCAACAGGCGGGCGGTACCATCTACGCCGACGTGAACACCACGCTCGGGCACGTGGGGAACCTTCCATTCAGCGCGTGTTTAGACGATAGACTTAAGGTTTAAATTCGACGTTCAGATATGAAGCTCGTGTCCGTACTCGTCACTCGATCAAAAGCGTGCCACGTCAAGACTCTGCACACCGTCCTAAAACTCAACATCCTATGCGTGCAGAACAGTGTGGACCACCAGATCTTGTACGTCAACGACGACCCGTTCGAGAAAGCGGCGATGATCGAGCAGTGCATGAAAGTCTACGACCGAATCCTCTTTATTGATTTCGGGATCGGGGTGGATGAAACTTCCTTGGAGAAGGCGTTGGAGATTAACGAAAACGCCGGTTTGGTCGTCTTTCCCGGCGTGAAGCAAGGTATTAATTGGGACATGTTCAAGGATAAGGTACGTAACGGGTCGATGGAAGCGGTCTCGCAGATGGGACTCGAATTCGATACCGTCCTCGGTAAAAAGACCGCACCGCACTTTTACCACGTCGCATCCACGGACGCGAAGGTATGGGTTATGATGCCTCGAACGGTGGTCAAACAAATCAAGAAGAAGAAATGGCGACTTCGACCCAACATGTTCGAAGATTTCAAGGAACAGGGTGTCAAGGTGTTTGCCTACTCCGGCGCGAGGCTCATCCAAACCTATGC